GGTTGAGGACGACGTGCCCGAACCTCCCGACGATCCGATCACGCAGCCCGGCGACGTGTGGGCGCTGGGTAAGCACCGGCTTTTATGCGGCGACTCGACGAAGGCTGATGATGTTTCGCGGTTGATGGGGGGGGAGGAGATCAACGTTGCGTTTACCTCGCCGCCGTATGCCGATCGCAGGAAGTACGATGAAAACAGCGGGTTTAAGCCGATCCCTCCTGCCGAGTATGTGGAGTGGTTTCGGCCTATCGCGGAGAACGTCAAGGCGAACCTTGCGGAAGATGGAAGCTGGTTTGTCAATATAAAGCCAAGCGCGACAGATCTTGACAATGAGCTTTATGTGTTCGATCTAGTTATCGCTCATTCCCGTGAATGGGGGTGGCATTTTGCCACCGAGTTTTGCTGGGAGAGGTCGGGTATCCCTAAGGGCGTAACGCGGAGATTCAAGAATCAATTTGAACCGATCTATCAATTTGCGACAGGCGAGTGGAAGATGCGACCCAATGCAGTGAGGCACGAAAGTAGCTCTGTCCCCAAGGCTCGCGGGAAGGGGGCGGGCAGTACCTCGTGGGCTGAGCATCAGGGGCAGATCAATATGACAGATCACCAAGGCGAGGTGGGCTTTAAGTGGTTCGGCGATAACATCGAGCGGGGGCTGGCTTACCCCGGCAACCGCTTACCGACGTTCGCGGGTACTCACGAAGCTCTCGGCCATGCGGCCGCGTTCCCCGTTGGCCTACCGTCGTTCTTCCTCAAAGCCTACTCCGATAAAGGCGACACAATCTATGACCCCTTCCTCGGCTCGGGCAGTACACTAATCGCCGCGGAGCAGCTCGGCCGCAAGTGTCACGGAATCGAAATATCTCCTCAGTATTGCGATATCGTCATCCAGCGGTGGGAAAAGCTGACGGGCAAGAAAGCAGAGCTTTTGGAGAACGCACCCCATGCCTAACCTAAGAGGGAAAACCGGAGGCACCGAGAAGGCCGCGATCCGGGCCGGAAAGGCGCTTGAGCTGCGCATCCGCGGGCTGTCCTACCGCCGAATCGGCGAGGCGCTCGGCGTCGATCCGAAAACCGCGCACCGCGACGTCACCGCCGAAATGGCGAAGGTCGCCATCGACTCGAAGGAATCGGCCGAGGCCGCGTTTGCCATTGAGCTTGAGCGGCTGGACGACGCTATCGTTCGGGTCGCCAACTCGGACGCCTACAAAATGGGCGACCCGCAGAGCATCAACGCGATGATTCGCCTATCCGAGTCGCGGCGTAAGCTGCTGGGCCTGGACGCCCCGGCGCGGCAGGACGTGACCAGCGGCGGCGAGAAGATTCAGACGTACACCGTGGTGTTCCCGAGCGACCTCGACGCGGGGAGCGATACCGATGGTGGCTAGCGCGACTGACGATAGTATAGAAGTGACGATGCCAAAGCTGTATCGTTTGCAGCGCCTTGCGTTTTTCAACGACGCGAGATATTCGATAATTGAGGCAAGCACCAAGGCAGGAAAAACCGTATCGGCGATCGCCTGGCAGTTCCACCAAGTATTGCAAAGCAGCCCCGGCCACAGCCACTGGTGGATCGCCCCTGTCTACCCGCAGGCCGCGATTGCCTACCGCCGCGCTAAGCGGATGTTTCACGGCCTATGCGAGCATAACGACACCGATATGAGGCTCACGTTCCGCAACGGGGCGGCGTGGTGGTTTAAATCGGGCGAGAAGCCCGACAACCTGTACGGCGAGGATGTTTACTCGGCCGTGATTGACGAGTTCACCCGCTGCCGCGAGGAGTCATGGCACGCGATTCGCTCGACGCTGACCGCGACGCGCGGGCCGGTCCGGATGATCGGCAACGTCAAGGGCCGGGGCAACTGGGGTTATCGGCTGGCGCGGAAGGCGGAGCAGGGATCAGACGGCTACGCATACCACAAGATCACCGCCGCCGATGCGGTGCGTGCCGGGGTACTTCAGCAGGCAGAGATTGACGACGCGCGCGGAGCGCTACCCGAGGCGGTATTCCGCGAGCTGTATTACTGCGAGCCGGGCGACGACGAGGGCAACCCGTTCGGCATCCAGCATATCGCGGCGTGCATCGGGCCGATGAGCGAATTGCCGCCGGTGGCGTTCGGCGTGGACCTAGCGAAAAGCACGGACTGGACTGTGGTCTGTGGCCTCGACGCGGCGGGTGACGTATGCCACCTGGACCGATGGCAGGCGCTCCCGTGGCCCGACACGATCCGCCGGATCGAGTCAACGGTGGGGAAAGTCCCAACGTCTATCGACTCAACCGGCGTGGGCGATCCGATTCTGGACCAGCTATCCGTGCAATACCGCAACATGCACGGCTACAAATTCACGTCGGCCAGCAAGCAAGTGCTGATGGAGGGGCTGGCCGTGGCGATCCAGTCGGGTAAGGTGACGCTGCCCGATGGTTGGCTGCGGGCCGAGCTTGAGCTGTTCGAGTATGAGTATTCGCGGACGGGGGTCGTGTATTCCGCCCCGGCCGGATTACACGACGACGGCGTCTGCGCGCTCGCCCTGGCGGTGCATGAGTTTGGTCATAAATTCTCAATCTCCGGCCTACCCACGGGCCGATTCATCATGGGCAAAGGAAATTAAAATGTTCATCGACAACCTATTCGGCCGGAAAAAGCCCCGGCCCCTGACCCTGCCCCAAGCATCCGACACGTCGCGCCGGTCCCGCAAGGCGGGTGAGCAAACCTCCGACCAGTCACGCGGGGCCGGGCTCGGCGGTTTTGGACAGGTCTACCGCAGCAATGAGGTCTGCGGCCTGCCCTGCCCGGTCCAGTCCTACGCGACCTACCGCGAGATGCGGGCCTGCCCGACGCTCGCCATTGCCCGCGCGGCCGCGTTCGCGCCAGTGATCGCCGCCGAGGTCGGGTACGACGGCGACGACGACGAAATCACCGCGTTCGTCGAATCGCAAATTGGCCCGCTATGGCAGGGGTTCGTCAACGACGCGGTGACCGCCCTCGACTACGGATGGAAGCCGTTCGAGGCGGTGTACGGGGTCGGAAAGTACGACTCGCGCCCGGCATGGCTGCTCGAAAAACTCAAGCCGCTAGCGGTGGACCACACCGAGGTATTGGTTCAGAAAACCGGGCAGTTCGCGGGCATTCGCAACGGCGGGTTATCGGGCGAGCCGGTCGTGCTCGCGCCCGGAAAGGCGCTAATTTACACCTACGACGGCGAGGACGGCAACTGGTACGGCCGATCGCGGATGGAGAACGTCCGGGAGCACGCTTACCACCACTGGAAAAAAACGCTGGCCAAGATGGACGTGCTGACCGACAAGGTCAGCGGGATCGTGGCCGACGTGACCTATCCGCCGTTTGCCGCGATGGATGAAAACGGCAAGGAGGTAGACCCGGCGAAGATGGCGGCTGCGGTGATTCAGTCGCTGGGCCAGGCCCACGGCGTGAGCAAGCCGATCATGCTGGACGCGCTCAACGAGACGTCGCCCTACTCCGCGACGCTGATCCGGCTGGCCGAGGCCGGCGTGGACGTGATGAAGATGTTGAGCTGGGACATCCAGTTTCACGAAACTTCGCCCGGCCATATCGCGGACATGCTGGCCAAGCTGCAGGAGCACAACAAGGACATGATCCGCGGCTGGCTGCTGCCCGAGCGAGCCATTGCCGAGGGGACCAGCGGCACGCGGGCGGACGCGGAATCGCACGCTGACGTAGCCGTGAGCATCGCGCAGCACACGCTAAACGACCTGGTTAACCTGCTGAATCACCACCTGATCCCGAAGCTGATCGCGTTTAACTTTGGCGCGGAGCGGGCCGAGTCGACCAAGCTGACCGCGCCGCAGCTCGGCAGCGACGAGTCGGCGTGGCTGCGTGAGTTGACGGCGAGCATTCTCAAATCGCCCGAGGCGATGCGGAAATTGTCGCGGATCGTGGACATCGACGCGATGCTGAGCGAGGCGCACGTGCCGAAGGTGGAGGGAGTTCTGGACATTGCCGATACGCTGGACGAGCAGGCGGCCGAGGCGGATGCGAAGCAGCGGGAGAAGATGGCGAGCATGCCTAAGTCGTTTGCCATGAGCAATCCCGCCGGGGGCATGACCGTGGACACGATGGACTTTATGGGGGCCAACAATGACACCTGAGCAGGTAGACCAGCAAACCGACCACGAGGTGGACACCGAGCAATGGGCGGCGCTGCTGCTATTGCTATTGATCGGCAAGCTCCGCCCGGTGATTACCGACGTGCAGGGCGTGCTCGACGCCGCGACGCTGGGCGGTTCGGATCGCATGGGATACCGCGACCGCATCGGATCGCTGCTGGCCGACGGCTACGGTGAGATCATGGCCGACGCGCGGCGAGAGTTCGCGGAGCTGGCCGCGTTCGAGTGGGAGGAACAAAACAGAATCATGGGGCTGCCCGACCAGCCGCCGCCGGATTCGCTGGCGGCCGACGTGCTCGGCTCGCCCGACCAGTCCGGAACGCTGAACGACAAGATATCCGCGGCCCTGGCCTCGGCGGTGGCGCTGGCCCTGCTGCAACTCGACGCGGTGATCCTTTCGGGCGGCGGCGCGGCGGACGTGGCCAGCCGATGGTCGGGAACCGTGGCCGGCGGCGGGCGCGACGGCGAGGCGCAGCGGCTGCGGCGATCCATTGAGGGGATCGTGCGGGCGCAGACGGCGCACACGGTCAACCGAACACGGCTAAGGCTGGCCGACGTGTATCGACCGGGAGCGGGCGGGACCACCACGCCGCCCACGTCGGGAAACGTACCGCCGGCGGTAACCGTTGCCACGCCGCCGGTGGTGCTTGACCGGGCGATACACGTTTCGGTGCTCGACGGGCGAACGTCGCGGATCTGCTTGGCGCGGGCGGGCCGGGTCTACGTCCTGCCGATGAAGCTGATCGACGTACCGCCTTTGCACCCGAGTTGTAGGAGTCGTGTCTGGGCGCTTAAGCAAGGCCAGGCCCCGCCCAACATCCCCACCGGCGCGGAGTGGCTGCGCCGCCAGTCGCCGGCCCGGCAGGATGAGATTCTCGGTCCGACCGTGGGCGAATTATTCCGCAGCGGAGATATCGAATTGCCCGACCTGATCGGACCCGACCTGAAGCCCCTGACCCTTGACGAATTGCGGAGGCGACGACGTGATCAGCAATAAACAACGTGACGACGCGACGCCCGAACAGATCGCGGCCCGCTACGGCGTGAGTGATGAAACCGTGCGGCGGATGCTGCGTGAGAAAAAGATACCCGGCGTGAAGCTCGGCGCGGTCTGGCGGTGCAATCCGGTGCAGGTGCATGAGGCGCTGGTAATGTCGAACGTGACGCCGAAAAAGCGTTGACGGATTTGCGGTGTTCTGGTAAAATGATCGCGTCAAACACCGGTTCCCCCTAAGAACCTAATACGCTACCGCCCCCACGTTCACCTCTCCCGGTGTTTGACAACGTGTGGGCGGTAGCAATGGAGTCAACCCATTATGAAAGTCAGGGCGACAATGAGACTGCGCAACGAAGTCATGCTTCGGGCGCGGGAAAAGAAGGGCCTCACCCAAAAGCAATTAGCTTCGATTGTTGATTCAAACGTAGGTACGATTGGCGAAATTGAGAGATTTGATTACACATATCCCCACACATTGGAGGTGGCCGCCCGCGTGGCCGGTGCTTTAGAAATAGAATTAAATCAAGTTGTGGACGAGTCTTTGCTTGGCGAAGCATTGCAGTCATCGTTCGACAGGATCGTAGATATTGAGCTGGCGATGATTGGCTCCGACACCACGAGCCAAAAGACAATCGAATTGAATCCCTTAGACTTGTTGAGTGACAAAGAAACATCAGATCGTTTGTTTGGATCTTTAAGCGACTTAACTTCTACGGAAAGGGAAGTCATTAAGATGAGGACTGGCATAGGGGATGCCGGCAGGATTCCCTATACTTACGAAGAATGCGGGAGAATCTTCAAGGTGACAAGAGAAAGGGTGAGGCAGGTAGAAGCTGAGGGCATGAGAAAGTTAAGAAATTCCGATGTTTTAAGGGGACTCGATGGAGATTGCCCCGAGCCCCCGCGGAAAAGGCAACGCGTTATAGACGTATCTCACCTTACCTCTGAGCGGAAAAAGGCGAAAACGCCCGCCCTCCGCTAAGGCTTATGGCTCGACGAATCTCGCAAGCCCACGATTAAACCCGTGGGCTTTTTAATGCGCCTAGCGGCCACCCTACGCGCCCACACGCACGATAACCACGGTAAGGCTATAGCGTTACCCGCTTTTATCCCGTATTGATAGGGTAGTGAATCTTCCCGAGAACATTGCGGTTTACCTGCCCGGCGAGTTATCGCTCTCCGGCGACCAGTACACGCGCGATAGCGACGTGCCGCGCCAGCTCTACGATAAGGACCTGCTCCGCATCGGCGAGTTCCGGGCCGAGGACGGCACCACCTACACCATCGACGACCAGTCCCTTTCCGCGATTGCGAATTCGACCAACGCCTACATCGCGGCCGGGCACGAGTCTTACCTGCTCGACGCGGAGCATCCGACCACGGACGGCAAGACGCCCACCCCCAGTGAAATGAGCCGGGGCAACCTGCTGAGTGTTTCGCGGGTCGGCGACCGGCTACGCGGGCGGTTCGAGGCGGTCGGCCACGACGCCATCGCGGCCGCCGCGCGGATGAACGTGAGCATCGGGGCAAGAAAAGATCGTATCGGCAGCGATAGCAAAGCCTACCCCTACGCCATTGACCACACCGTCTTGACCACCCGGCCCGTCGTGAGCGGCCTCGGCCGGTTCGAGGCCATCGCCGCGTCTAATCCCGGCCACACCTTACTTACGCACCAGGAACAAACCATGAGCATTGACCTAAAGAAACTCGCCGAGTCCACCGGCATCAAAGACGAACTGACCGCCGATAACGCGGTCGAGCAAGTCTCGCTGGCGTTCTCCAACCAAAACAAAGCGGTGCAAGACCTGATCGCCGAGCGCGACCGGCTCAAGGCCGAGGCTGACAAGCCGGATTCTCTGGCGCTTTCCAACGGCGACCGTGGCGCAGGCATCCGCACCGGGCAGGCCGCCGCCGATAAAGCGGTATCGCACGGTAAATGCACCCGCGCCCTTGCCAGTGCCATGTTTGAAAAGCTTCAGGGCAACGACGACTTCCTCCGGTTCAGCAATGAGGGCCGCGGCCCGAACCTGATCGAGGACGTGTTCGGCCTGATGGACAAACATAACGATGCGGCGGCGATGGATTCACTGACGAGCCAGCAAAAAGGAGACGGCGTTGTGACTCTCTCCAACGAAAAAGCCAAAACGCAGCGATCCGCCGAGCGTGAAGAAGATTCTTCCGACGTGGACGGCTACATCGGAAAAAGCGGCAAGTAATCATCAACGCAACCTCTATCCCGGAATAAAACCATGAGCAGCTTTGGACGAACAGAAATCGGTAACACGGGGCGGCACACCGGCATCAGCGCCGACGGCAAGCCCGAATGGAAATCAGGCGGCCTCACCATTGACTGGTCAACCGTCGATGCGAAGTCTACCGAGACTACGCTTTCCGATGGCTCAACGGTCAAGTCAGGCGAAAAGGTTCTCCGCTACGGAACCATTCTCGCCAAAATTACCGCCAGCGGTAAGTACGGACCCGCCGATACCGGCGCTGTCGATGGACGCCAAACGCTGACCCTCGGCGATGTCTATCTGGTTGACCGGACACTGTTCTTCAGCGATCCGGGCAGCGAGCAGGCCGGCGCAATCGAAGGCGGCCGGGTTTACACCGGTCGGCTCGCGGCCGGAACCACCGTTGACGGCTACATCCAGCCCACCCTTGCAAACACACTGGCGGCATTGCCCCGCGTAACTCCGGTAAAGGACTAATTCAATGAGCACTCTTTCTGCCCTTAATCAATTTCGGCTTCAGTCGGTCATGGACGACCTGCGGGATAAGCGAGAGCTTCCCGCAACGCTTCGATTCCTCAATCGCACCCCATCCGTGGATGCGATGGACGAGGAAATCATGGCGTTTGTCAGCGAGAACGTGATTGCCGCCGACATCCTGCCGGATGACGCGACCGCACGGGTCTACGGCGGTCAGGAAATCCGTCTGGAGCTAACCAAGCTGCCGAACATCAAGCGCGGCTATGCGATGAATCAGGCCATGCTTAACCTGTTGTCGCGTCTATCGCAGTCCGCGGGGACGACCGACGATCAGGGCCTACTTCGCAATCGCCGGGTTCAGATTCTGGACGGGCTTTTGCTCGGCGTTCGGATGACGATGGAGCGGATGATTATCGGCTCAGCGCTGGACTCGCTGACCTACGACCACAACGGCCAGCAATTCGACGTGGGGTTCAACACCCCTAGCGACCTGAAGGTCACCGCGGGCACCCCGTGGTCTGATTCGGCCACGGCCACCCCGATCAGCGATATCCAAACGCTACAATCGACCGCACGCGAGAAATACGGCGTGGGCTTTGACCGGCTCACCATGACCAGCGTGGCGTTCCGCGAGATGATCGCAACCGCCGAGTTCCGCGATAAGGCTACGCTTTACAGCCAGCTGGTTCTGCCGTCGGCGGGCAACTTCCCGACCAGCGACACCGCCATGATGAATGTCCTGGCTGGTCGAATCCTCGGGATGTCGATTGAGATTTACGACGAAAAATATTGGACCGAAACCAACGCGGGGGCGGAAGTTGCGACCAACTTTGTTCCGACGACCCACGTGATTCTGACTTCTACCGCCAACGATAACAACGCGGGCGCGATGGACTTCGCCAACGCGGTGGTTACCGAAACGATTGTCGGCCAGATGCTTCAGGAAACCAACGGCAACGGTCAGATCCTCGGTGGCTTTGGTGCCGCCCGGCGTGGGCCGGTGGCTTACGCCGAGGGCAGCCTGAACCCCGCTAATCTTTCGTTGTGGGCGGTTGCCCGCGGCTTCCCCCGAAAGAAATTGCGGTCCTACTCCGCTTACCTCGTTATCTAAAAGGATTTGAACCATGAGCGATCAGAAAATCTCTAAAAGCGATGCCGAAAAAGTCATCAAGTCAGGCGGTTCGGTTATTTGGGAGGGTCGAGTCGTTAGCACGATCGAGGGCCTAAGCGAATCCCCCGAAGATCAGGGCGCAGCCCCGAAGTACGAAAAGCCGACCGACGAATCGCAAGATACCGGCTCGGTGCAGGCCGACACCAAAGCGAAAAAGAAGTGATCGTTTATGCCGCTGACCATCCGCACCATCCCCGAGGGCGACGGTAATTCGTACAACTCGCTGGCGGAGTTGGATACGGAGTTGGTTGACACGCGGCACGAAACGGCGTGGGAAGTCGAAACCGACACCCGGCTGAAAGAATCCGCAGCGATCCGGGCGAAGGATTACCTGGACGCGCGGTATCGGATCCGGGAGGATTGTCTAATCGGCAAAGTGAAGCTCGCTCATGCGTTGCTTTCGTCCTATGCGCTGGCGGGGTCGCTGGTGTTGGAGCCCGAATCGTCCGAGACGGACACGGGGCAGGTGGTCAGCGAAAGCAAGAGCGTCGGGAGCCTGAGCAAGTCCGTCACCTACGCCCGAACCAAGCGCAGCGAGGCGGGGGCGAGCGGGCTTTACCGCCGGTTCCCGATCATCGACGGAATTTTGGCCGGGTGCCAAAGTGCCATCGGCGGGCGCGGCATGGTTGCCGTGCTGCCGCTGGTTGAATGCGGACGCGAGGTGTGGCGATGACCGATACCGCGTTCTTTGTTGAGTCGGCCCAGACCGCCCGTGAGTTGATCGACGACTTCGGCCGCGTCGAAACCGTAACGTTCCGCCGATCCAATGGCGCGGATGTTGCCGTAGGCGTTCCCGCCCCGATTGTCGAAACCACCCGCACCGCGAAGATTGCCGAGGATCAGTTGTCCGCCGCATCCGAGGATCAATTCGGGGCCGATATGCTCGCCAGTTCCGAGGGGCTGGTTTATGTGCTGGCCCTAGCCGACGATGGCGCTGAGGGCTTAGCCGGTTTTGAGTTGACCGCCGCCGATCGGTTCACACTCAACGGCCGAATCTGCCGAGTGATTGAGTCCAAGCCCGCCCGCGAGCCGGGCAACCCGCCGTTTATGTACGCCGCCGTTTATCGCGGGGGTGATTCGTGACCCTGGCTCAAGCAAAACAAGCAGCGCGGGATCATGCGGCCGATGCGTGGAACGGCTTTGACTGGCCGGGGATCGGCGTTGACGTGACCCCGACGCTTTACTGGCCGAACTCTAGCGGCGACCCCGACGGGCCGTATTACGGCGTGGGCGGGTTCGGACCGCTCGGCGGTGGGCAGGTGTCGATGGGGATGACCGGCGACAATAAGCATCGTTTCGGTAAACAGATGGTGATTGATATTTTCACCCCGCTAGGCGTGGGCGAGCGGCAAGGCGATATGGTCGGCGAAGCGTTGGTGGAGGCGTTCCGCGATCCGCCACGCGGCGTTTCTGTTGATCGCGGTTATGTGACCGAGGCCGGCAACAACGACGGGCGATACCAGCACTCATTTATTCTGACTTTTGATTACGAAGACCACGGCTAAAGCGAGAACCAAACATGGCAGACACCAGCACAATTGCAATCGGCATCGTTCAAATGGTGGACAACGGGGACGGCGGGTTCAAAATCCCGGATAACCCCCGGTTCCAGAACATTTGCCACACCGGCCCGACGCTCACCCCGAACCGGCAGACGCAGCAAAGCGAGAAGATCTGCGGCACGTCCACCAATTCACGCGGGCGGAGCAATCCGACGCAGCTTGGCCAGCGGCCCGGCGGCGGATGGAACTTTGAACTGGAATTTAATCAGTTTGCCGCCCAGACCGCCGAGGGGGTCATGGCGAACACTTGGCGCAAGCGTCAGAACTTCCGCACCAATCGGGGCGGCGTGGATAACGTCACCGGCGTCTCAACCGGTGTTGTGGCCGTGACAAGCGGCACGGCGTTCGCGGCCGAGGACCTGGTGCGAACGCTGGGATTTGACAACGACGCCAACAACGGCGTGTTTCTCGCTACGGCGGGAGACGCGGCCGGGGTAACCCTGCCGGGTCTGATCGACGAGTCGTCGCCCCCGGTATCCGCTGCGGTCCACGTGGCGGGCAAGGCTATCGCCAAGTTATCACTGACCGACACGGCGGCATCGGGCGGCACGCCCGCAACGCTGGAGGCTACCGGCTTGACCTGGAGTAACTATCTCGGCGAGGGCGACTGGTTCAAGCTCGGCGGGGTCGGCTGGTGCCGCGTTCAGTCCGTGAGCGGCATCACGGCATCGCTGGATATCGTGCCCGCTGGGTTTGCCGGCGGCACGTTCCTTGATAATTACACCGGGTACATTTGGTTCGGTGATACGATCCGTGACGGACGCCGAAAGGTGCCTTACGCCGTTGAGATTCGCGCGATTCAGGACGACGGCACGATCTGGTACGCCTACTGGGAAGGCTTGTATTTCAATACGTCGCAGTGGAGCGGGCAGAATACTCAGAACGCACAGATCTTCACCGGTTCGTTTGACTTCATCGGCATCGAGAAACCGGGCAACGCCACGGTGACCCGGCTTACCGGCGCGGTCACGGTTCCTGCGATCCCGAGCAAGAGCTTTCAGACCGGCCAGAACGTCGATCTTCTTTTGGAGGATGGGGTTCGTTTCAACGCCGCCGACGCGGTGACGAGTATGCAGACCACCCTTAGCCATCAGGCCGAGCCGAAGGGCGGGTTTGAGTACGACGCGGGGATCGGGCTTCGCTACGGCGACTTCGACCCGTCGGGCAACATCGAAACTTATCTTGACGCGCCCGAGCGGTACAACCTGCTGATCGAATCTGATCCACTGGCGATCACTTACGCGCTGCGGTCGGAGGATGCCTACGGGATGCTGATCGACCTGCCCAACGCGGAATACACCGGCGGGCAGCCGAACGCTCAGGGGCGAAATAGCTCGGCTTCGTTGTCCCTGCCGTTTAGCGGTTATATTGATGAGTCGAACGGGTACACTGCCCAGCTTCAACTTCACTACGCGGTCGATGCGACCGTGCAAACCGCCTAAAGCGAGAAACCATGAATAGCCTTGAACAAGCCTTTACCGCGCCGAATACGATTACCGAAACGATCCGGGGGGTGAAGCTCACCGTCGCCCCGGCCGATCATTACATGAACCGGGACTACGGCCGGGTGATGATCGAAGCGGCCGATTTGGTTGCTTCGATGAAAAAGGCGAAGGAATCCGACGCAGCGATTGACCAGCGCGTAGACGTGAAGGTGACGGCCGAGGCGCTGCTTGTCGATTGGGACGCGACGGACTCAAAGGGTAAGCCGATCCCCTGCACTCCCGCGTACAAAGTCGCCATGCTGGAAAAGATGCCGGGATTGCTTTCGACGGTACGCCGTTTAGCCAAGCCGGACAATTTCTTTTCCTACGAGCATGAAGAAGACGCCGCAAAAAACTGATCGACGTTCTGCGGTGGTGGAATCAGCACCCCGACCCGGAGAACGCCGAAACGCTTGAGAAGAAATACGACCTTGCCGGTGAAGACAAGCCCCACTGGATGAAAAATCGTCCGCTGCTGAAACGATGCTACGAACTCTATCACCGATGCTTTTCCGAATGCACCACCTGCCGCCAGATCGGGATGGGCGTCGGGCCGATACCGTGGGATGCGGTGATGCGGTGGTGCGAGGTGATGGATATGGACCGATCCAACTCGGCCCACGTGTGGCGGGTCGTTAGTGCCGTTGACGGGGAGTATTTGCGGATGAACCGAGACGAACCCGACAAGGACAAAGACAATGGCGGTTCACAGCTCAGCGAGTGGTTTGGCGAACAAACTGCGTCTGGACGCCCGGACGATGGAAGCAAAGATGCTGGCCCAGACCGGCCGAGCGATTGAGGCGTCGGCCGAGACGGTGGCCAGCGGGACGCCGGTCGATACCGGCCGGGCACGGTACAACTATCTTCCGAGCAGTCTTGCCCCGGTGGATGTCGGGGCGGTTCGACCGGTCCCCGAATTTGCCCACGGGACCGCCGCCGAAAACTTAGCCTCCGGGAAGTTTGCCGAGCGAGCTTTAGTCCGCGCGGTGGTCCGCCGGGTGCGTGGCGTTCTGTCTCGCCGGACAAAAATCGACGGGACTTTTTACCTAACCAACAACGTGAAGTACGTCGCGGATCTGAACCGCGGCGGACGTTCGCCGCAGTCCGCGCGTGGCCGTTTTGTAGAGCGGGCCGGAGACGCAGCCCGCTACACGTTTCGCGGGAAGGGTGTGAATCTTGGCCGATGAAATTACCAGACTGATTTACACCACCAGCGGGGGCCGTGCGGCCATCGCGGTGCAAACCCAGCTAGCGGCGTCGGCGGCGAACGCGGCCCGTGAGATTGAGCGGCTGCAACGTGTCCAGCGCCGGGGCTTTGCCACCGGTGCGGGCGGTTTGTCGGGCGTGGGAGCGGTGGGTATTCAGAACGAGGCGCGGCAATTCCGAGCGTACCGGGATCAGTTGGTTTTGATCGACCGTTCGCAGCGGAACATCACGAACAACCGGTTCGGCCAGTCGGTTAGAGACTCATCGAATCGGATGCGAGAGGGGACGCGGGCGGGCGGGCGATTCGCTACTTCCCTTTTCGCGGTAGACACGGCGGCGCATGCCGCGCGGGGCAACATCCGGGGGCTGGCTCAGGACGCACGCGGCTTACGCGGCGCACGCGGCTTTGGCGGATTAGGCGCGGGCGCTGCGGCGGGGCTTGGCGCGGTGGCTGCGGTCGGTATTCTCACGGCGGTGGGCGGCGAAAAGACCATCGGCGTTGAGCGGCGGGTGCGGCTATTCGTGGATTCGCAAAAAGAAGCGGTGAACGTTACCCGCGAACTGTTCGAGGTGACCAAGCGTAACCGGCAGGCATTGTCGTCGGTGCTGGAAACCTATCAGGGCGTGGCCCGCGGGGCCGAGCGGTACGCTCTATCCCAGCAGACGGTCCTACGGGTCACCGAGGCGGTCAGTGCGGCATCGCGGATCAGCGGCGGGCCGCCGGGGTCGGCGAGTGCATCCGTGGTGCAGCTTAGCCAGGCTCTTTCGTCGGGCGAGCTTCGCGGCCAGGAACTGCGGTCGGTGCTGGAACAGAACCCGCGTCTGGCGCAAGCGATCGCCGATGGGTTATCGCGGCTCAGCGATAAGTTTGACGACTTGGACACCGGCGACCTGCTGAAGCTGGGTGAATCCGGCGAACTGCGAACCGGGGAGATTCTCGCGGCGCTGCGGCTGGAAACCCCGCGTTTGATTGAAGAAAACAAGTCACTCAACCTGACCATCGGCGAGGCGACGCGGGTACTGGGTGCGTCGCTCTTGCAACTTGGCGGCGAGATCAACCGGGTAATCCCCTTGACCGAAAGCATCGCGGCGCTGTTGAAGGGCGGGGCCAACCTCGCGGGCGCGGGCGCGGGTCTGGTGGGGCAGATCAGGGCTTTCGACCGCTCGGCAGCAGGTTTTGTCCGCAGCAAATTTGAATCCGGCGTAGCGGGCGCGATGAATTTGAACGGCGGCGATGCTTCGATTGAAGATGCAAGACAACTGATTCAAGATATAGATAAGCCATTTAAGGATTTGCTTGACGCAATAAACAAGTGGAGCAATTCGCTACCCGGGGCGAATAACGTCACCAGCGACGTGCAGGCGCAGCTTAACCTATTCGGCAAGACGTTGAAAAATGAAGTGCTGCCGGCGTCGCGGGGCGAGATCAGCGCCGGGACGACGGCCAAAGAAGCCCGTAACCTTGAAGACGAGTTGCTGGTGGGCAAGTCGGCTGCGATTGATCTTCAGGATCAGGTCCAGAAAATCAATGACACGCTGGCGGATGTGCCGAGCGTGAGCTTTGCCGATGTGTTTGGCGGGGTTGATTTTGATACACAGGTCGCGCGGGTGGCCCACGAGATTGAATTGATCGAAGATCGGCTGACCACGATCAGCCAGATCAGGATTGACCGGGCGATTTCCGAGACGGTGACGCCTACGGTTGACAAGTTTTTAAGAGGGCAGAATCAAACTCAATTCCAGCTTGAATCCATCCGTAACGGCGATTCGGTCGAAACGGCGCAGCGTGAAGTTGCCTTGCTGAAAGAAAGAGCGACCCTTCAGGAAACGCTGAATAATCTGCGCAAAGAAGCGGCAGACGCCGGGATTCCCGAAGATCAGCTGGCCGATCAGATCGAGACGATCAACATCGCGTTTAATCGTCGCATCGAGCTGGAGGACGAGCTAAAAGAAGCCATCGAGCAGCGTAAAGCGATTGATTCGTTTGAGGGTCGGCTTGATACGCTCGCCCAGAGCGCGGAGCTTGAATTGCAGCTTTTGGATCTTCGCAAAGAGGATCGGGACGTGCAGCGGACCATCATCCCGCTGCGGCAGGAAGCGGATCAGTTGGGGATCGAGAACGGGCAGAAGCGAGTCAACGCACTTGAAAAGGAGCTTGATCTGATCCGGCAACGGCAAGAAGTCGAAGCCGCCGCCGAGAAATTCGCCAACATCACCGGCGACTTCCTCGGCGACCTGGTGACCGACTTTGATAACGCGGGGGACGCGGCGCTCAAGCTGGCGAATCAACTGGCCGATGTATTATTGCAATACGCTTTGATTGAGCCGTTCAAGCGGGCTTTGACTAGCTCGGGTTCGGACGAGAACAGCTTTATCGGTTCGATCATCAGCGCGTTCGCCACGTCCGGCACGGGCAGCACGGCGACCCCGGCCGCGACCGGCGGCGTGTTCCCGATGGCGTCGGGGGGGATGCTGGTCCGCCGGCCGATGACGTTCCCGATGGCCTCAGGCGGTTCGGTTCGCGTGGGCGAGTCCGGCGAGGAGGGCGTGTTCCCGGTGCAGCGTGGCCGCGACGGTTCGCTTAGCATCCGGGGCGATTCCGGGGGCGGGGGAACGTCGCGGGTGGTGGTGCTGGATTCGTCCGAGATTGATCGCCGGATCGCTCAGGGTGAGTTTGATAAGTCGCTGGGCCGCAGAATCAACACCGTGGGCAGCCCGCTGAACGCATCGACGCGCCGGGCGGGGCAGCGTAGACGATGAGCGTTTTAACCCCCTCCGATTTTGTATCCGGCGGCAAGGCGAATGAGCTTCGCTTGCCGGACGTTCTCTTTGCGCTGGCGGCGTCGGAGCGGCCGTCGGCAGAAGTGGACACGGTTTACGAAACTCAGGTGTCGTCGGGCTTCACCGGTGCGGAGACGCGGCGGGCCTTGCGAGATCGTCCGTTCCGCCGTCTGCGTCTCCGCGCCGAGGCGTTTGACGCGGTGGATAGCGGCTGGCTGCGGTCGCTGGTTTACAGCCAGTTGAATCAGCGTTTCGTCTGGCCGATCTTTGCGGACCAAAGCAAGGTGCAGGGCGATGTGCTGTCCGGGGCGACTTCGATCACTTGCGAGACGGATTATCGCCGCTTCTTTGTCAGTGGTCGCGTGGCCGTGTGGCAGCGGCCGATGCACCGTGGCGCGGCCCCGACGTTCGCGGCGGCGACGGTATCGGCCATCGGTAGCGGCGGGCTGACGTTCACCGCTCCGCTGGCCGTGGCGATTTCCGCGCCCGCCCTGGTTGCGCCGCTGGCCGAGTGCGAGGTCTTGACCGACGGGCCGCTGGGCTTTGACTTTCACGATCAGGCGACGGCGGACTTATCGCTGCTGGAGGTTGGCGGGGCGCAGGCGTTGCCCGGCCGGGCAGCGATTGGATCGGTGCCATCGGGCGCGACGATTTACGACGGCCTGCCGGTGATGGACGTGACGTGTCGGCGGGTGCGGCTGGGCACGAACGGCTGGACGCGCCCGGGCAGCGTGTCGCGTCTGGGCTTATCGACATGGCCGGACATTCGCGGCTCGGCCCCGGCCGCCACGCTGGATATCGGCGTGGAGTTTACTTCCCGCCCGGCCGCGTGGGACTGGCTGACGTTCTGCGAATCACGCGGGGGTCGGGCGCATCCGTTCTGGCTATTGATGCCGGACTTCGAGCTTGACGCGGTGGCGATGACGGCCACGACGATCAGCCTGCGGGCCGCTGCGCCGGTGGCCGAATACGTCGGGCAAACCGTGGGCGTGCGGCTAGCGGACGGGACGATCCACGGCCGCGTGGTGGCGTCGGCGTCGCGGGATGCGGGGGTGGATACCTTAACGCTGGCCTCGGCGTTGCCCGCTGCCTACTCGCCGGATGATGTATTTATCGGCTATATGCGAAAAGTGAGGCTCGATACGGATGTGGTGGCCGAGTCGTGGCCGTCACTTGGTAGAATGGACGCTAGTTTATCTGTCATCGAAGTCCTAGAGGAAAAAGCCGTGATTGGAAAAATAGCACTTGCCGGAACTCTTGCGATTGGCGTTGCCTTTATCGCGATTCAATGCGGACAGGAAGCCGTTGATCCGAGCCTTGACCCGCCGGACGTGTGGAAGATTACCGCGTGCGACGGGGGCGCGACGATCTATATCGCGCATAGCGTGCAGGACTTCAGCGCCTACGAAAATCAATCGGTGGATCTGGAGGCGGGCGATTACGGCGGGTGTCACCACATTACGCGAGCGCTA